TTCCAAAACAGTGGGAGGCGTTCGGCTACTTCGGCGTAGTCGGCTGGGTTGAAACTCATGACTCCATGTCCTTCAAGTGTCGGGCCTGTGCAGGCGTTTGGGTTTTTAGATTGTTGATGACTCGAATCATTGCGACACAGCGAGCAGTTTCCTCAACTGTCATGCCTTTGAAACCAAACTCTTCAGCGCATTTAAGACAGATACCGCGCAGCTCTGTACGCATCCGAATATCGGCAGAGTTGAAACCACTAGCGCAGATGTTGCAGTTCATTTAAAACCTCCGAGCCTCATTGCCACGATCGCGTCCTGCGTGCTCCTGGTCAGGTTTGACAGATAGATACCGTTCTCCTCAGCAACATAAGCCAACTCAAACAGAGCTTTACGCAACATCTCAATATCTGTCTTTTGGGCGTCTAACTGCCAAGCGGCTGCTTTCATAGCAATCTCCGCTTTAGCGATCGCGGCGGTCATGTCCGCTAACTGTTGGTTCATGGTCGGGGCTCCTTGATTTGTCGGTATTTGCCGTCACGATATACCAGCGGTGTTGCTGGGATCGGATCAACGACTTCTTTTCGTTCTAGACGCTGGCGTTCTTTCCAAGTCAGACCGCCCCAAATACCACAACAGTCCTGACGTGTCGTAGAAAACTTGAGGGCTTCATCAAGACATTCTTGGCGTACCGGGCACACTGCACAGACTGCTTTGGCTTCCTTGATTTTGCGGTTGATATGACGCTCACCGAATTCAAAGATGAACAGGTCAATATCCATGCCTCGACAAGCTGCGCGATCCCACCAGCGGTCTAGCACAGTCGCCAAGGTTTCCATCCACAACCACCACCCTCAGCAATATCTGAGTACAGCAGATAGGCGAACCTGAGGTTGAGGGTCGGGTCGCTCATGGCTTCCGCAAATGGCATATTGAACACTTGCTCCACGTACTTTGTATGGATCTCGTTAATCTGAGCAATTCCGTGGTCTGATCCGTTGAAGCGGTCTGCCAGTTCGGGGTCACTGGACAGCGGCGTGATGTTGAGGCACCTTGTTTCTTTCCACAAGAGGCGACCGAGTTTTTCTAGTGTCTCGGTGTTGTTGGGCCAGCCGACCGTGATCGCAGTCTGGAACCATTCTTGGCATTTTGTGTCCGGGTGGAATTCGGCTAGTCGAGTGAACGGGACGGTGCTGGTTGTGCTAGTCGTGGTGCTGGTCGTTGTTGTTGTGAGCTCTTCTGCGCGGTCCTCAAGTTGTTGGGGTGTCAACATCCCGAGCGTGACCGTGGAGGGCACAGACGGCGTTTGAATGGGGTCTGCGTTGCCTTGGACGCCTGTGATTGCCCATAAGGCGCATATTCCGTAAGTGAATATTGATAAAAGTAGGAATCGTTTAAGGTTCATTTAGTAGTCCTCTGATAGGTCCGCAACTGATTTGCGGGTGCTGAAGAATCCCTCCAGCATTGGTTTCTGCATAATTTCGCGGGCCATGAAGGCGCGGTAATTGTTGTTGAATTTGAACTCGCTACTGGGGTCGTTGGTGATTGCGTGTTCGTAGCGCAAGACTTCGATAAGAGCTGCGATGCCGTAGTGCGTGTATCCGCGGTGCATCAGCTGGTAGCACATTTTGGTGAGGGTCGGCATGACCCAAGGGTTTGCCTCTTTGAAGGCTTCATATTTGAGCATCTCGGCTGGAACAGCGAGAACGTCAAAAAGGGATGGTTGCATTGCTTCCTCCTGCGGTCGGGGTCCACCTATTGGGGGACGCACTTGGTTGTCAGTCATTTGACCGACTACCAAACCGAATGTCAAGTCATTGAGCAAATATCTGGGCGAACGCGTCCTCAACCAGTTTTGAATTGTCGGCCATAAGCGGCGAGATCTCTACATGAGTCCAGTCCGCACCAGGTGTGCCTCCGTTGCGTGAGATCGTCCATTTGAGCCAGTTGTCGCGTGAGCATCGGTAGCCCGCGCCCCACTTGTCAGTCGGGAACGGTACGCCTGTGCCGTCGTATGAATGAATCTCTTCAATGCCTAAAAGGTCGCGATGCTGAAACAAGAATTCGACTAGCGCCTTGCGTTGCGGTTTGGTGCCTTTGAGGTCGGTTGCTCGCCACGTCGCGTGGACGGACAGCTGCGGTCCCGATCGCATCGGACGGTTGGCGTAAATGCCAATGTTCTTGACGCCGAACAAGTACTCGCAGAACTCCACGAATCGTTTCGTGCCGGCGCGGGGTGTGGGGTGGTTGCCGTCGGTGCTACCTGTGTACGGTCTACTGGTCATCGTCTTTACCTTTTTCATTTTTGTCTCGAAGCCCGTTGCTCGCGAGGACGCCGCCCAAAAGTCCCAAAAGCGCCATGAATGCTGGGTTTAGGATGCTAAGGAACTCTTGGTCTGTGGGTGATGGTTCGAGCGGTTGTACGACAAATAGCACGCCGTACAAAATTCCTAGCATGGAGATGCCAAAAACAAATGACAAAGTTATGCCTACGACAAAGATGAGTCGGGCTTTAATTTCGGAGTTGCTAAGTTTTCTCATGGTGTGGTTGCTCCTATTGAGGTGTCACATCTGGGCGCTTCGGGTTTGGTTTCGCAGGTGTGTCGAGTGCGGTCGCTACATCCAGTCACGACGAACATTAGGACGACGGCGAGAGCTGCGATCACGGCGAGAGTTTTCATGTCAGAGGGTGGTTGCTGTTGTAGACACCTTGCTCTACCCATGCTTCGTATTCTTCGTCGGTCATAAGTCGTTCGGTGTCGTCTACTTGGATGTAAACAGCGTTTTGTGGGTAGAGGGCCTTGTATTCTTGCTCGGTCATGTCAGTTCCTTTGTCCTAGTTCCTGTAGCCGTAAATTTTGATTGTTCCGCCTGTAATTGTTCCTGAAAGAACGGCAATAGTGAACCCTGTGTAAGAAGTTGCTACGCCGTGATAACCCACACTTGGGGTGGCAAAAGTGGTGTTCATGCCTGATGATTGGCTAAATGTGTATTTGGCTAAAAATGGGTTTTGCAGTTCAATATTTGCCTGAAGGCCATTAGCAACAAAAGTTGATCCTGCTTGAAAATTTGCGACATTACTTGCACCACCAACGAAAGCAGCGCCGGCATAAGTGACACCAGCGTTGGCGTAGTAGTAACCAGTAGTCGAAGCGCCTAATTGCAAAGTCAAAAACGATTGAGCACTTGATGCTCCGCCACTAATAATAATTTTGTAGTTGTCGTAATCGCTGGAAAAAGCACCAGTAACGGCAACTGATGAAACTGCGTTACCAATGGTCTGCGTCTTGACAAGCCACAAACCGACAGCGTTCATCTCCGCAGCTGTTAAAACATCACCAGAACTGAAAGTGGGGTAAGTCATATTTTCTCCTTTACCAGCCGAGTCGACTGGTATTTAAAATACCTAAAGAAGTGTTGTCAAGAATAAAAAACTGGTAATAAGTCGCTGGCGACAAATATAAAACCCATTCAGTTTGTTCGGGAGTCATGTTCACACTGTAACCCTCCAAAGCAACTAATTCAGTTGTGTCAGACCCAGCACCCGGTACACGATACGCCAAATTAAATAAAATTTCATCACGCAAAATCATAAACAATGTGTAAGCCGTGTCATTTTGTGCTCGATCAGAAAACCTTATTTCAAAGCGTAAATCTGTCGGATCAGAAAAAGTGTTAACAATCCATTCTGCGTTACCTTGCGCCTGTGTCGTGTTGAAGTCAACAGTTGACGACGAATAAAAAGTTGCGCCATAAGTTGAAACAGAGCTGGCGTTACTTGCTGTTTGGCTTGCTAACCCATTAGGCGAAATAGTTGCGGTGTTTATAAAAGATAATCCATTTTGGATTCGGGCAAATTGTTGATAACCAATAACGCTTGACGAAGAAGTACGACCAAACGAAACGGGAGTAATGGCTTCGAATTGTTTTCTGCCATAAAAGTTAATGCGTGCTGCGGCGCTGTCACGGTTTGTTCTTAAAATGCCACGTTCAGTTGCGTTTAGAATGTTCAACTGGTTTAAAACTGTGCCTGTGTAAGTTTGTGCTGAAGCCGTTGATTGCGTTTGCAGATTGCTTATTTTTACATTTGATGGCAACGGGCCACCTGAAAGCGAAGTGAATTGAGTCGCCTGCAATCCTGTGGTTTGTTGTGTCAACGACAAGGCGCTTGCTTGAACACGACCAGCCCGACCAAGTGCATCAACACAAACAAGAGTCGCAGTCGATAAACCAACATTGCCCGGATAATCAGAAAACGTTATTTCTTGAACTGCGTAAACATTTCCTGGGTCACTGCCGTAGGTGGCGTCTGTTCTGTCAGTGTCTAACAAAATTAAAGTATTAAAACTAAAATTTGTAATAAAATTTGAAGAGTTGTTTATCGTAATTGTTAAAGTGCCTGCGCCGTAATCATCTAAATATTTTGTACGACCGTACGACATTGAAGCACTAAGAATTTGCGAAGTAAATTCTGTACCTTTAGAAAACCCTGCAGGGTTGTAATAAAACTTCCAATTAGTAACAGCCATTACATAGCCCTGGTGTTCACAGGCACTGGGCCTGACTGGCGCACATACTGTTGTAGTGCTCTAACAATGCTATTGGGGTCGCCACCGTTCACATTGACGGTGATGTTCGCTCCGCCACCGACACCAAAGCTGCCGAGTTTTGACAACGGGATCACTGCTTCGGGTTCACGGCCTTCGCCAATCATGGCGATCGTCGGACTGGTGACGATTCCACCTTCGGCTAATCGAGGCAACTTAACTTCTGGGATACTTCCAAAGTTCACCCACGGTCCAGCTGCTTTGTCAATGCCGTCAAGGATCGTATTCAGTCCCTTGATAGCAAAGTTCAAACCCTTTTCCATTGCAAAAAGGACTGCGTTGATAACACCCTTGAACGCTCCGCCGATACCGTCAAAGATCGCCTTGCCAAGATCCGCCAATTCAGCAAACCCTGTTTTCACTGCACCGAACACGAACTGGACGACGCCCCACCAAGCCATGAAATAAGCCTTAAGGCCGTCAATGGCTTTACCAAAAATGTTGAATTTTGCTTGTAGTGCAACCAGTGCTGCAATGATTGCGATGATAACTACGACGCCAGTGGCGATCCACAGCGCCGAGAATGACGCGGTGAGTGCAGTGTTGAGTGCAAGAGTAAGGGCTTGGATTGCGTTGTAAACGGCAAGAGCTGCGTTGATACCGATGATCGCTGCAGCAAACGTGCCGACCACAACTCCAAGCGTGACGATCAACCCAGTGTTTTCTTGGGCCCATGTTGAGAACTTCAAAAGTGCTGGAAGCAGTTTTTCAACGAGTGGTGCGACAGCTGCGCCGATTGACTCCTTGAACTCGCCCATTTGAATCGACAAGTTCTTCATCTTGCCCGAGGTCGTATTTGCAGCAGTTGAGGCTTGATTCTTAAATGTTGCACCCAGACGACCGAATACTTCGTCGGCGTCAGCGCCTTCCTCAATCAACGAAGCCAGTGCCGGGTCTAACTTTTTGAGGGCTGTGAAGTTGCCGTTGTAAGCCTTACTGAGCGCGTCAGAGACTGCGCCTAGATCCTTGCCAGTGCCCGCGCTTATGTCGAGTGCAAGAGTGAGCAGATCTTGAGCTTGAGCAACATCGCCAGTGCCACGAACCAGTTTGTCGAGTGCCGGGCGAAGTTCATCGTCGGCAACAGCGGCGGCCATAGAAGTCTTGGTAATGAACTTTTCAACTGACGCAATCTGGTCATCGGTTGCGTAGGTCACGTTCTGCAGTGTCAACCCAAGTTTTTCGGCTGCAGCTTCATCTTCGGCGAACGCTTTGACAGCATCAAAAGCGACAGCGCCAAGAGCTGCGATAGCGAGCCCTGCAGGGACTGCTGCTTTCTTAATTGCAAACGCTGCTTTTTGTCCGTTGGTCTCAAGTTTCTTAAAGTCGGCAATCGCTTTATCTATGCCCTTGGGATTCCACTCGGAAATGATTGGGAGGTTGATTGCCAT